GCTTGCTTAACAACCCCCCAAGTTATTTTATACTGGCTCTCTAAGTCCTTATCTTTTACTAAACAAAGAATCTCTGCTTCTCTTGGATGTAACCCACGCAAAAGATTAATAAACATCATTTCTCTACGAGTAGTAGCTAACGTATCATTACCACCTTTAATATAATGATAAAGATTCTTCCATTCTCTCCGCAAAGAAGTCCTTCCTCGACCATCCAAGTCCTGTCCTGTTGCTGATTGCCCTCCTGCTGCCTCTCTGGCTAGATTTTCAGACAAACTACCAGAGAACATTGTTTGATCCTCTGGATCGCCATAAGGGACTTCTCCTGGTGGTAAGAGACTTACAAGACCAGGATCATAATTCCATTTTAAAACAGACTTTAATGCATCATGCTCATAGGTAGTCAAAACCTGAACCTTTTTAGCATTAGACTTCTGCTTATTCACTAAATCTAATATCTCAAATATAAATGGATTAGTAGGAAGACTATCTACTGGCGGTACTGGTGTAGGAAGAGATGCTTTAAGAGTTTTACTCTTCCTAGTCGTCGTCTTCTTCTTCGGTGTTGTTGTCATAATTGTTTTCAAATCGAACTGCTACAATTTCATCGGGAACAAGTTGCCCATTCTCATCAAACATTTCTGGATGAGCATACACTATTTGGGGTGTAGTTTCGTAAGAATGTTGTCTTGCCATCCATCCTATCATACCTCCTACTAATAATGCAAGAAATGAAACTACGGTTGTCAAAGTTAATGTTACTATGGTCGTTTCCATGTTATCCCCCAGAGAGTTATTTTTTCTTGATGTCCAAGAACAAAGTAATCTCTCGGTTGAAGAAAGAAAACTTAACTTGGAAGGTTTTAGACTTCGGTTTCTTCCTCCTATTGCGTAACAACAATTCCACACCCCTGTTTATCTCCAGAGGTTTGTCATTATTTAGATCCTTTTTTTCTTCTTCCCGGTCTTCTGTCATAACTATACCTCGCTGCATCTTCAAGGATGCCTCCTAAGTAATTCATAATTTTTCGTGCCTGAGGTTTAGGAATATGTCCATATGCCTCACGCAATTGCTGATGATTACTATCCCTTCCTCCTTTAATATATTCTTTAAGTTCTAATACTTCATCCGAGAGTTCCTTAGCAGTAGAACTATTAAGAAAAGCATCAACCTCAGACTTAGTGGTCTTACGATATTTTAAAAACTCATAGAACTTTAACTGCATCTTACCCTCGAACGCCAGTTCAAGGGCATGTTCAATCAACTCATATACATTTTCAAAATCGTCTTTCATTAGACCAAATTTTTTTCCTTTAGATACTGTACAGTCTCAGTACATCCCCCAAGATTTTCAGTATTCAATACTACTTGAGGAAAGGTAGAACCTTCACCGAACTGATCATAGAAACTCTGCCGATCAAAGTCCCTATCGAGTTTATATATAACATGCCTTAATTCAGCAAGCTGTAACACCTGTTGTATTTTGTCGCAGTAAGGACAACCATCACGGGAATAAACCGTGAAATTTTGGAATTCGGACATCGGTTATTTAAAAATTTTATTTAGTAAAGTGAAAGAAAATCTAGATAAGATTCTGTCTCGGTATAAAAACCTTTAACACTTGCATCGGAAAGTGGAGATCCTGGTCCGGATGCTTCTGGTGGATACTTTGGTTTCTCTTTCAAGATAGGTTTTTCCTCAAAAGGAGAAGTCTCTTTCAATCCTGCATTATGCAGAGTTTCATCCAAAAACATCTGAGCTCTTTCATCTTCAGTCATTTTTTTTCTCCTGAATGTTGTACTCGATCACAATTTTTTTACTGGTCCTACCACTGTGATCAGCAGTAGTATACTCTGTCCATTCACCTTTAAGCAACTCCATCATTACATTCTTATCTAACCCACACATCATCTCACAATTCTCAACAGATTTGCGAACAGACTCTAATCCATCTGGATACTTCTTAACCTTAAACCCATGCTTATCTAATTCATTCCCTTCTTCATCATACTGTCTGTCTTTAATGTCACTTTGAAACTCACTCATTACCTACCCTCTCTCGATCTATTACGAATAGTAATATGATTACCCTCTATTCTAAAGTCTAAAAGATCTCTGTGATCCCAATCTAATTCTTCATAAAGAGTATCAAGTTTTTTCATATCATCCCAGAGATCAGTGGGAGTTGGTTCACCCCAAAAAGGATTATCTTCCATTAATCATCTCCATTTTCCTTATTTATTTTTCTCCTCGGTACTTGAATAGTCCATGCTGGGGCTACCAAATCAACCATATCAAAGTTCTCCTCAAAATATTTCTTTCTTTCTTTTGCTTCCTTCTCCCTTCTATTCAATTCATCCTCACGTCCTGGTTTGGGTTGAGTGTCTCCATACTGAGGAATCTGGAACCCAAAAGACTGACACTCTTCTGAATCATTTAAATCAATGTTACACTCATCTGCATACTCCCAGATAGCAGTATCAACCTGCCCAAAGAGAGAATCAAATGTCATTCTCTTTCTCAAATCATTGGCAATATTATCTACATGCTCATCTGCTAGATCAACTCCACATGGTCTCGCCTTAACGAGGCTATTAAGATTGATAACAATCTTACACTCATTGTAAATGCACATAATTAAGCAAACTGTCGTAACTGGTTTAAGATGTACTTGTATGCTTCTACTATATCACCTTCGTCCTTTCTGAACAAGTCTTTGTCGAATCGTTCTTTTGTACCCTTTTTCCAGAGTCGCATGTTGTCAGGTGATAGTTCATCAGCCAAGAATAAATCGCCGTGAGCATCGTGTCCAAACTCCAATTTAAAATCAACAAGGTCAATACCCATAAGGGTAAATAGGGATTGCAACTGGTGATTAATCACCAGTGCTTGCTCCTTCATTGGTGCAGGATCAATACCCATTAATCTTACACGATCATATGTAAGTAATGGATCATCTCTTGCATCATCTTTCAGGAAGTACTCTACTATAGCAGGTTGAATCAACTGTCCTTCACTAATGTTAGTATTCTTTACAATACTACCAGCAGCAATATTTCTAACAATAACTTCTACAGGAATAATAGTTAGTTTCCTACACAAAAGAGTATCCAAAGAAGGACAATCCAGATAATGAGTCCTGAGACCATTCTTCTCTAACATCTCAAAGAGTAGTGCCGAAATAAGACAACATGTTTTTCCCTTCTCGCGAGGGTATTCTACATGCTTACCATTCCACGCAGTAACCTTATCATGAAAATGAATATGAACTTTCCCTGGTTCTCCGACAATCTCATAGACAGATTTTACTTTACCTTTCAACAGTAAAGAGTCTTTTGAATCAGTTAGTTCTTTTGAATAAAAGATATTAGGTTGGTCTTCCCCAGAATCTCCACTCATAACTCCGACGTGACTGTTTTATAGTATACCTTACCAATCGGGATATGTCCAATCTATTGTAGAATTATTATTTTTCTTCCTATTCTCTGTTATTCTTTTTATAGTACACTGCTTACACTCATAAGAATAAGAGGAACGAAGATTCATATTCTTCCGAACCCGATAATACGAATGTAAAAGATTCTTCTGCTCCCCACACACTCTACATACTCTTTCTTCTAATAGTAAATGGGCAAGTTGAAGTTGCTCGTCTAATTCCATGCATTAAAAAAGACCCTAAGTTAATTTAGGGTCTTTTATTATTTAATTTTTAGGAGTCATCCGATACGCACCGTATGCAGCACCACCTATGGCAGCGAGGATAGCGATGAGTTCCATTAACCTATTGCAGGAGCAACAAGTGCGACCTCCGTAGTCTCAGCAGCAGCCAAGTCTAGAGGGAAGTTGTGAGCATTACGCTCGTGCATTACTTCCATACCAAGGTTTGCTCTGTTAAGAACGTCACCCCAAGTAGGAACAACCTTACCTTGTGCATCTATGATACTCTGGTTGAAGTTAAATCCATTCAGGTTGAATGCCATCGTACATATTCCCATTGATGTCAGCCATATACAAACGACTGGGAATACTGCCAGGAAGAAGTGTAGACTTCGACTGTTGTTAAACGATGCATACTGGAAGATTAATCTACCAAAGTATCCATGAGCAGCAACAATGTTATAGGTCTCTTCTTCTTGTCCGAATTTGTATCCATAGTTCTGTGACTCATTCTCTGTTGTCTCTCTGATTAGAGAAGATGTAACAAGAGAGCCGTGCATAGCACTGAATAATGATCCACCGAACATACCTGCTACACCTGCCATATGGAAGGGGTGCATAAGGATGTTATGTTCTGCTTGGAATACGAACATGAAGTTGAACGTACCAGATATACCTAAAGGCATACCGTCTGAGAAAGATCCCTGACCGAAAGGATACACAAGGAAAACTGCAAATGCAGCAGATACTGGTGCAGAATATGCAACACAGATCCATGGACGCATACCTAAACGGTATGATAGTTCCCACTGTCTACCCATATAGGCAGAGATTCC